CCTACTGTACCCTCAGGCAGAGGCCATTGACGCCAATCCAGACGGTACCAGCTGCGTCGCTACCCGCAGCAATCAACCTCTACCCCATCAAAACTGCGATAGACGATCTGCGTGATCGTGTCACCGACGGCGAAGCTAGCCCCAAGGCAATCGTGGCGGAGCTGAATCGTCTGTCCGCTATGATCGAGGGGGTGATGGAGTGAAGGCCCTACATGAGCTGAAGAAGCTGGAGAGGTTCCAAGAAGCCATGCCGCCCAAGACAGAGGAGGAATACAACTTCCTTGAGCAGAGTCTCCTGACAGATGGCTGTCTTGATCCGATTCGGGCCTGGCACAACATCATCATTGACGGACATGCCAGGTACGACATCTGTCACAAGAATGGGATCCCCTTTGAGGTCAAGGAGATGGATTTCAAGAACGAGGATGAAGCCTTTGCCTGGATCATCATGAACCAACTGAGTTGTAGGAATCTATCGACCTTTGCGAAGTGCGAACTGGAGCTCCGATATGAGCCCCAATTGTGGAAGAAGGCAAAGGAAAGACAAATCAGAAGGTTGGCTGATTCTGCCCCTGCAAATTTACAGGAACAAACGGGAGGGACTTTCGATAATCTGGGAAATGTGGCTGTAGTTTCGGGAAGAAACATGCGGAAAATCAAATGGCTTCGCGAGAACGCTGATGAGGAAACCCAAGAGCAACTGTGTTCGGGAAAGATCTCAATCAACCACGCCTACACCTCGTTAAGAGAGACCGAGCCTGTCCGAAGTCTGCCAAGTTATGGTATGGGGTATAAGCTCTGCACCTTGGCTGCCGACAAAGATCCGGACGTGGTCCGCTTCCTGAAGCTGACGGAGCAGAACGGCTTCACTATCACTCTGGGAAGCTATATTTCTAAGAGGGGATGCTTGAATGCCTACTGCACCGCCTTCAAAGCTTTCAAGGCCTTGGGTGACGAAAAGTACTGTCGTATGCTTCGCCTCATCCGCTTGGTTTGGTCTGGCGCGCTCTGGTCGGTATCCCGAAACATGATCGGTGGTATGTCGCGGTTCATGCGGATGTACGACTTCAGCGATGTTGACTTCGTCAGGGCGTTCCGCCATATCGGCAAGGAGGACATCATTGCTGTGGCGGCAACTTTCCGCGGATACTCGGCGGAGGGTGCCTTTGCCCAGGCTATCGCGGAGATTTTCGACACCCGTGTGTTGAGATATAGGGGGTGAAAGATGAAAGAAGCCCACATCGATCTCGAGACATTTTCCACCGTCGATCTGAACAAAGCTGGGGTTTACCGCTATGCGGAGGATCCCAGCTTTGAGATCCTTCTCTTCGGTGTGTCGGTGGACGGCGGACCGGTTGAGGTTTATGACCTGGCACAGGGCGATCATATCCCCGCTGATCTGGTAGATGCCCTGCTCGATCCGACAGTCCTCAAGTTCGCTCATAACGCAGCTTTTGAGCGCATTTGTCTCTCCAGGTTTTGCTGGGATCGAGGGCTGCTCCCGAGGGGCACATTCCTCGACCCTGCGGGATGGCGCTGCACGATGGTTTGGAGCGCGTATGCCGGTCTTCCCCTCTCTCTGAGGGATGTAGCCGAAGCCTTGGAACTTTCCAAGGGGAAGATGGACGAGGGTAAGGGGCTGATCCGCTTATTCTGTACTCCCTGCAAACCCACAGCAATGAATGAGGGAAGGGAACGCATCCTCCCCACCGACGAGCTGGAGAAGTGGAGCCTTTTCAAGGCGTACAACCAGCGCGACGTTGAGGTGGAAATGCAGATTGCGGATCAGTTGGCCTCTATCCCGGTTCCTGACCAGGTATGGAGCGAGTATCGCGAGAGCGAGCTGATCAACGATCGGGGAATCCTGGTTGACACCGAGCTGGTCGTCTCTGCTATACGCCTTGACACCCAAAGCCAGGAGGCGCTGGTTGAAGGCCTACGCGAGCTAACCGATCTGGAAAATCCGAGGTCTGTGAGCCAAATGAAGGAATGGCTGCAGACCAATGGCCTAACCTTCGACACCTTGGGGAAGAAGGAGGTGGAGGCTGTGATTCATACAGCACCCGAGCCCCTTCGGACGGTTCTACTCCTGAGGAGCGAAATCGCCAAGAGCAGCGTGAAGAAGTACTCAGCGATGGCGGCTGCCGCTTGCGCAGATGGTCGCCTCCGCGGGATGTTCATGTTCTATGGGGCGAGCAGATCGGGGCGATTCTGCATTGCGGAAGGCACCCCCATTCTCGTGAAGGATCAACAAGGCAGCATCCGTGAAAAGCCGATTGAGGATGTTCTTCTGACCGATATGGTTTTCGACGGAGAACAGTGGGTACAACACGAGGGGGTTGTCTACAGTGGAGATAAGGAGGTAATCACCTGGGATGGAATAACAGCAACACCCGAACACATGGTTTTCATTTCTGAAAAGGAGAAGTTGCCGTTGGGAGAAGCAAAAATGAAGGGCTTACCAATATGGACTGGTAACATCAACACTATTTCAACCATACAACGAAAAGGAGGAGAAAAAGGTGTACTACTCAACGTGTGAGGGGAATTTGATCCCTGCGGAAAAACATGAACGGTATATAGATGGGATGAAAATCATAACCTGGCAGCGTGATATTGTCGATTGCAATATTCTTGAAGTCGAGGCAGGAACAAACGGCTATCACGGTGGGGACACGGGACATGGTTCAAGGACGTATATACGGATAGAGAATGTAGGTAGCACGGATATGCAAGTGGAGGTTGATAGAAAACCGGTTAAAGGCAATAGCGTGGGAATCACACTTGGTGGAGATGCGGAGCTAAAGACGATTAAGAATGCGTTGAGATGGATAGTATCTGTGCTGGAAACACAGTCAGAGTTGGCATAGGGGGTGGATTATATACGCACCTACGACATAATCAATGCAGGGCCGAACAACCGGTTCACAGCAAATGGACGGGTTGTATCCAATAGTGGCCGTATCGTACAGCTCCAAAACCTTTTCAGGAACTCTCTGCCCGACCTCGGTGACTGTCGCGCCTTGGTTAGGATGGCTGACTATGACGGGCTTGAAACCCTCTACGATTCCGTCCCCCAGTGCCTCGCCGAAGTAACCCGCACAGCGTTCATTCCGAAGCCAGGGCATAAGTTCATTGTTTGTGACTACTCGGCGATCGAAGCCCGCGTCCTTGCATGGGAAGCGGGAGAGAAGTGGGTCATGGATGCCTTTGCTGAGGGCAAAGATATCTACTGTGAGACAGCCAGTCAGATGTTTCATGTGCCGGTGGAAAAGCATGGACTGAATGGACACCTTCGCCAACGTGGGAAGCAGGCCATTTTGTCATGTGGTTATGGTGGCTCTGTCGGAGCATTGCGTGCAATGGGTGCCATTGAAGCCGGAATGAAGGAAGAAGAGCTTCTCCCGCTGGTGCAGGCCTGGCGCAACGCCAACCCGCACATAGTGAAGTTCTGGTGGGACGTGGATAAGGCCATAAAGGCCACCATCCGTGATCACCTTCCCCGGAAGGTTGGCCCTCTCAGCTTCCTTTACAGGGATGGACGCCTCCATATCCGCCTCCCCTCCGGAAGAGAGCTGATTTACTTTCGTCCGCGCCTGGGAACCAATCGGTTCGGCGGTGCCAGTATCACCTACCTTGGAATGGACAAAACCCATCATTGGAACGTGATTGAGAGCTACGGCCCGAAGTTCGTGGAGAACTGTGTGGGGGAAGGTTCCCTGGTCATCACAGACCGCGGACCCGTCCCGATTGAAGGGGTAACCCCATCCATGAAGGTCTGGGATGGGCAAGAGTTCGTTGGCCATGGCGGCGTAGTGAGCAAAGGCGAGCAAAGCACCATCCTTGTAGACGGCCTACGCCTCACACCTGATCATCGTATCTACACAAAAACAGGCTGGGTGGAAGCTCGCATGGCCAACGGCAAACAGTGGTTCGATTTCTACCCTCTTGGAGACCGTCACTTCATAAGGGTGAACCACCAGCCGAAGATCCTGAAGGTCTACGACATCCTGAACGCCGGGAAGCGACACCGCTTCGCGCTGTGGAATGGAGAGAGGCAATGCGTAGTCAGTAACTGCACACAGGCAATATCACGGGATATCCTCTGTCATGCCATCCATAACCTCCGATCCTACGGGATCGTAGCCCACATCCACGACGAAGTGATCTGCGAGGTGCCCCTATCTGTGCCAGTGGAAGAGGTGGAAACCATCATGGCGCAGGTTCCGGCCTGGGCGGAAGGCTTGCGCCTTACGGCGGAGGGTTATGAATGCCCGTGGTACTGTAAGCAGTAAAAAAGCATCCCCGACGCATTATTACACGTCGTGGCTGCCGCATAAATATGCGGCTGCAATACTTTTGACTCGCCGTATAAATATGCGGCCATCTCCCCGAAGTGGGGATAAGACAAAAAAACAGCCCTCGAAAGGGCAGAAGGAGGTAATTGGTCAATGATTCTTGTTTGGAATGGCGAAGCCATTGAAGCGATCGACATGGACAAGGTTTTCCCTGGTCCCAGAGCCGAGGAGGTAGCCAGGCTGCTTGAGCCCGGTTATCTGCGGGGCTACTTGGAAGGAAGAAAGGCCGTTGTCGGTAAGAAGGAGATTCGGGAGAAGGGGCGAGTGGGCAAGGGCCTGCGCCAAATCCAGCGCCTTATCAATCAGCCCATAGCGGAGCCGAAGATGGCCGCGCCCTGGCGCTACGCAATGTTCCTGAAGGAGATGATCTTGGAGAAGTCGCCCCAGCCCGAGGCACGGCCTCAGTCGGTAGGTGAGCCAGCGCTCCAGCCGGTTGATGCGGTGGCGGCCCAGATGTTTGATACGGAGACGGCCTTGCCGGTTGACGCGGTTGCACCCCAGCCGGTTGACACGGTGACGGCCCTGTTGAATGACGTGGAGACTTCCTTGCCGGTTGACGCGGCGACCCAACCTACTGGCGCGGAAGGTGGAGAGCACGCCCCGACTGACGGGAAGCCGCGGGGTAAGGCGAAGCGTCGCCGCCGCAAGGCGAAGCGCCACCCCAGCCCGGAGCGACAATCCAACCCGGAGGGCGGGGAGCAGCAGTCTACCGGCTCGGAGCGGCAACCCGATCCGAAGAACGGGGAACAGCCCCCCAATCCGAAGCCGCCCACCAGTCCGAAGGGTGGGGAACAGCCCCCCAACCCGAAGGACGAGGAGCAGCCACCCAACCCGAAGGACGAGAAGCAGCCCCCCAGTCCGAAGGATGGGGAGCAGCCCCCCGACCACGCTGAAGAAGCGAAGCGGAAGCACCGTCGTCGCCGCAAGACGAAGCATCGTCCCAGCCTGGCGCGGCAACCCGCTCAGGCGAAGCAGACCCCAGACCCGAAGGCCGGGGAGCAGCCTCCCGGCCCGAAGCCGCCCACCAACCCGAAGAGCGGGAAACAGCCCCCCAATCCGAAAGATGGAGAGCAGCCCACCAACCCGAAGGGTAGGGAGCAGCCCCCAAACCACGCTGATGAAGCAAAGCGGGAGACCGGATCGAAGCGCCGCCCCGGTCAGATGCAACAATCCGCTCAGGTGGAGAAGCCTCCCGACCCGAAGGGAGGGGAACAGCCCTCACCGAGGGACGTGGCACGACCAGCGAAGAAGCGGAGGTACCGTCACCACCAGGGAGAAAAGTCACCGTGCAGCGGAGCGCCGCCGCCGGATGGTCGCTCCCCGCCACCGAAAGGATGACAACCAACAGACCGTGCCAAAGATGATGGCACAAACAATTCAACACCCGTGAACGGGAGAAAGGAAACAACATGGACAAAATCGTAATCTCAACAGGCTTTTCCCGGTTCGAAAAGAACTGGAAGACAACAAAGATCACAGCGGAAGAACTCTGTGCCAAGCTGGCACAGACCATCCGCACGCCGGAAACGATGGCGGAATACGCTGCCCTTCCCAAGGCACAGCGCGACAACATTAAGGATCACGGGGGGTTTGTCGGGGGGAAGCTCCGCGGAGGTCGTCGTACTGTCTCTACGGTAGAATACCGTAGCCTGATCACTCTTGACTTGGATACATGCCCCCCGGGCTTCCAGGACAAGCTCAAGGATGTGCTGTACTATGACTGTTTCGTTTACAGCACGCATTCTCATACTCCGGCTGCGCCGCGTTACCGGCTGCTGTTCTTCCTCACGAGGAACATCTCTCCGGATGAGTACAACGCCATCGCGCATTACCTGGCACACGACATCGGTCCGGACATGGTTGACCCCTGTTCCTTCCGCGTCCACCAGCTGATGTACTGGCCGACGACTTCGGTAGACGGTGAGTACTATTCCAGGCACTACATAGGCCCCACTCTTGATCCAGATGCGTTTCTGGCTACACGTCCCAACTGGCGGGACCTGACGGATTTGCCCCCTTCAGAGAGGGAAACGGCCTCCTTCACCGGGGAACGGAAAAAGGTGGCTGATCCCTTCGAGAAGCAGAATATCGTGGGGCTTTTCTGCCGGGCGTATGGGGATATCGAAACGGTCATTGACAACTTCCTTCCCTCTGTCTACCGTCCCTCGACAGCGCACCCTGGGCGCTATGATTATGTTGCGGGTTCCTCTACCGCCGGCGCGGTCATCATAGATGGGAAGTGGCTCTTCTCTCATCATGCGACAGACCCGGCGGGCGGGCACATGCAGAATGCGTTCGACCTCGTCCGCATCCACCGCTTCGGTAAGCTCGACCAGGGATATGAAGGGCCCGTGGAAATCGCACCCTCCTACCGGGAGATGGAGAAGATGGTGCTCAAGGATCAGCGCTGCCTGAATCTTTCCCGTAGGGAGCGGCAGGCTTCCCTCCAGGAGGACTTCGGTGAGCCGGACAAGTGGGAGGAGAAGCTGGTTTATACCAAGCATGGCTCTCTTGCCCCGTCCATCATCAATTCTGTCCTCATCCTGGAGAATCACCCGGATCTGCAAAGCCTCGTCTTTAACGAGCTGGCAGACAACATCGAGCTGGGAGCCAATATCCCGTGGCATCATGACAAGTTCTGGCGGGATGTGGATGATGCCCATCTGAACCATTGGATCGCCACCAACTATGGAGAGCTGCCCACCACGGTAATCAGAGATGCAGTGGATAAAGTGGCGGATGACCGCCACTATCACCCCATCAGGGATTTCCTCTCCGCTCTGCCGGAGTGGGACGGGGTGCCGCGCTTGGACACCCTCCTGATTGACCTCTTCGGGGCGGAGGATTCCGCGTATGTACGTGCCGTCACGCGGAAGACCCTGGTGGCGGCAGTCCGCCGCGTCCTTCAGCCAGGGTGCAAGTTTGACTATGTGCTGACGCTGGTTGGCCCCCAGGGCATTGGGAAATCGACGGCCATCTCCACACTCTGTGGCCCCGACTACTTCACCGACAACCTCTCCTTCAACATGATGAGGGACAAGGCATCAGCGGAAAACATCCAGGGGAACTGGATTGTGGAGCTGGGTGAGATGGCCGGCGTCAGCAAAGCCGAGGTTGAGTCGGTGAAGGGTTTCCTGAGCAGGCAGGATGATAAGTATCGTGCTTCATACGGTCGCCGTTCCACACCCCATCCTCGCCAGTGTATCTTCATTGGAACGGCCAACCAGGAGGGAGGTTTCCTCCGGGACATCACCGGAAACCGCCGTTTCTGGGTGGTGCCCACCCCACGGCGCACGGACATGATCCTCGACTCGGACTACGTCCGCCAGGTCTGGGCGGAGGCGAAGGTTCGCGAGGAGGATGGGGAAGCCCTCTACCTTCCCCAGGCGCTGGAGGAGGCCGCAGAGGCTCATCAGCTGGCCGCAATGGAGCATGATGACAGGGAAGGCCTGGTAGGCCAGTATCTGGAAACCCTTCTCCCTGAAAACTGGGACGGGATGGATCTTTACCGCCGCTTGGAGTACCTCCATGGCGATGATCCCATCAATCCGAAAGGAGTCGTCAAGAGGGGTTCGGTGAGCAACATGGAAATCTGGTGTGAGTGTTATGGGCGGAGGAAGGAGGATATGCAGCCCAGGGATAGCTACGCTATCAGCGCCATCATGAAGCATTTCCCGAAGTGGAAGCGAGCCGGAGTGAAGAAGATTCCTCTGTATGGGCAGCAGAGGATGTATGTTCTGGAAGAGTGACAACTTTTCGAGGTTGTCGACCGACTGTTTCTTGTATAAATAATAGGTAGAAAAAAATCCTTATTTACAAGATACAACTTTCCTCTAGGAGACTTTTCAAACGATTTTGGATTTTTTTAGAATTCCAATTAAGTAGCTCGCGCCCAAAAAAGTTATATAGAAGATTATTATAATATGTATTATAACTCTTCGCGCGCGCGAGGAATTGTCCCATGAGGAGGGCGGAGTAGTGGAAGTGACAACTTTTAACGACCAGTTGACAGGTGGAGACAACTTCTCCTTGCCTCTGTCCTCCACAGAGTCAGTTTAAGGCCAGACATGCACCAAAACGATGAAAAGGACAAAACCGGAGATGATGCAAATCAGAGAACGAGAAATAGAACTGAAACTTCGAAAGGCCACCGCAGATCGCGGTGGTCTTTGTTTGAAGTGCACCCCTCAGGGATGGGCAGGCGCACCGGATCGAATGGTTCTGCTGCCACAAGGCAGGATGGGCTTCGTGGAGGTGAAGGCTCCAGGACAACGCCCCCGGCCGCTGCAGTTGAGGAGGCATGCTCAACTTGCAGCGCTTGGGTACGTTGTGGTAACCATTGATCGCCCGGAGCAGATCAAGGGCGTGCTAGATCTGATTGAGGGCGCAGCCCCCCGGAAGCCGCCTCCCAATTATGGCATCGCCCCATACGGGGAGGGGAGGTGCTGCTGATGCTGGAAAAGAAAAACCTCCACCCGTACCAGCGCTACGCTGCTGACTTCATAGTTGAGCATCCCGCTGCCGCTATCCTGTTGGACTGCGGCTGCGGAAAAACGATCATTACCCTGACGGCTATCCAGGAGTTGGTCTTCGACCGCTTCGAGGTATCCCGCGTCCTCGTAATCTGCCCCATCCGTGTCGCCCAGGTCTGGGCGGACGAGATAGCAAAGTGGGGGCACCTCCGTGGCTTGCGGTATTCGATTGCCGTGGGAACAGCCTCGGAAAGGCGCTACGCTTTGAACCAGGAAGCAGACCTGTATGTGATCAACCGGGATGTGGTGCCCTGGTTGGTTGAAGAGTATGGCGGGGAATGGAAGTGGGACATGCTTGTGCTGGATGAGCTTTCCTCGTTTAAGAATCCTCAAGCGAAGAGGTTTAAGGCACTTCTGAAGGTTCGCGCTTTGGTGAAGCGGGTTGTGGGCCTTACGGGTACCCCCAGTAGCAACGGCCTGATGGACCTCTGGGCGGAGTACAGGCTGCTGGACCTGGGACAAAGACTCGGCAGATTCATAACGAGGTATCGACAGGCATACTTCCGTCCTGAGAAGACCAACGGGCAGGTGGTATTTTCATACGCTCCGCTGCCGGGAGCGGAGGAGAAGATCTATAGCCGCATAGCGGACATCACCATCAGCATGCGCTGTACGGATCACCTCTGTATGCCGGAGCTGGTTAGTGTGCCGTATGAAGTTCGGATGAGCCCGAAGGAGGCAGAGGCCTACTCCCGACTGAAGAAGGAGATGATCCTGGATCTGAAGGACGGGGAAATCACCGCCTCCAACGCGGCTGCCCTCTCAGGGAAGCTGGTGCAACTGGCGAATGGAGCCGTTTATGATGACGAAGGGAATGTCATACCCCTGCACGATCGGAAGCTGGACGCTCTTGAAGACCTGATCGAGGCGCAGAACGGGAAGCCGGTGCTGGTTGCCTACTGGTATAAGCATGACCTGGCACGGATTGAAGAGAGACTGCGCGCTATGGGCATACGCTACCGCCGGATTGACACCGAGGAATCCATCCACCAGTGGAACGCAAAGCGGATAGCGGTCGGCCTCATCCACCCAGCTTCGGCTGGTCATGGCCTGAACCTGCAGGGGGGTGGTTCTACCCTGATCTGGTTCGGCCTGACCTGGTCGCTGGAGCTCTACATCCAGACAAATGCTCGCCTATGGCGCCAGGGACAGGTGAGCAGAACCGTCGTGGTAGAGCACATTGTAACGAAGGGCACAATCGACGAACGGATCATGGCTGCGCTTCAAAAGAAGGAGGTGACGCAGAGCAGCCTGATCGACGCAGTTAAGGCGCAGTTGGATGACTGACAACCCCAGAACAACAAACAGGACCAAGAACAATAAAGAAGACCCAGAACAACAACCAAGCCCCAGAGAGGGCGGAAAGGATGTGAATTGATGAATCAGGTAGAACAAACTACCCCGCGAATCATTGGGGTACTCGAAAAGGGGATGTGGGAGCTTAAGAGGGATCGAGCCTTTGAGGAGCTCTTCGTTCCTTTGGAGAAGGATGCGCTTACGAGGCTGAAAGCCAACATTGAGCGTGAAGGATGTACCGAATCGGTATATACGTGGAACAAGGTGATTGTAGATGGACACAATCGGTACAGAATCTGCCAGGAGACCAATACTCCCTTCCCTGTCACCGAGATGGAATTCGCCGATAAGGACGAGGCCATTCTTTGGATGATAGACAGGCAGCTTGGTCGAAGGAATCTATCTCCTTATGAGAGAACCACGTTGGCCCTGAAAAGGGAGGAAATGTACGCGAGGAAGGCTAAAGCGCGTCAGCGCGCAGGCAAGAAGTTTGACGGGGTTCCGCACAATTGTGCGGAAGGTGAAGGGAAAGGGGAGACTCGAGAGCACATTGCAAAAGAAGCTGGGGTAAGCCACAATACTGTAGCTCGTGTCAAGCGGCTGATCGCGAAAGCTGATGATGACACCAAGAGGAAACTTCGCAGAGGGGAGATGTCGATCAACAGGGCCATTACAGAGCTGGACAAGAAGGAACACGAAGGACAAACAAAGATCTGCGATCGGTGCGGGAAGGAGAAGCCCATTACTGATTTTCCCCGTAGCCGTGGGGGATTGTTTTTCCTGTCGACCTGCAAGGCATGCAAAGGATTGGAGAGGGATAATTCCCAAGCGGAGGTTATTATTCCCTTGCCGGTTAAAGAAGAGGCACCTACGTCCGACAACCAGCCGGAGCAGATAGAGAGCTCTGTCGCTGTGACTGAGAGCCAGCCCGATACCCCCGCCCCTTTGCCTTCAACGGCAGTCGATCGACCGACCGATGGCAATACTCCTTTGGATCCGACCTACGACAGGATGACCAACTATCAGGGTTTGGCTCACCTGGATCACCCGATCGAGATGCCTACGGCGAATGGGGAGCCTCCTCGCGTCCCCCGTCCCTTCATGTTCGTTCAGGGCCAGATCCACTTCGCCCTGAAGAATATGCTTAAGGAGCTGAGGATCGGATTGAACTGGATTTCAGAGGAAGACAAGAACCGAGTCCCTGAATTGCTGCAAATGCTCAACGAGGCTTGCAGCCAGGGCGAACACATGATCAAAGAAGAAATGGAGGTTGAGAACCATGATGAATCCCACTAAGGTACGTTTTGTCAAGGATAGTGGCAACAAGGTGCCCGTTTTTAATGCGGTACTGCCTGGATCACACCACGTTGAGGGAAGTGCGGCTGATTGGACGGAGATGCGATCTATTCCCATCGGCTGTCTGGATGTTGATCCTAAGTATCAGCGATTGCTCAAGAGAGGATGGGTGCAAGAGATAGTAGACAACTATAAGCCCGACCTTGTCCAAGTGCTCCACGTTTCCTTCCGAGACGGGAAGTACTGGATTGTTGATGGCCAGCATACCAAGGAGGCCATCCTGATAAAATTCAGTGATCCCAACTTCCCGGTCATTTGCAAGGTCTACTATGGCCTGACAAGGGAGGAAGAGAGCGAATTATTCTATCTGCTCAACAAGAACAAGAAGCAGATTAATTCCGCTGACTCTCTGAAGGCTCAGGTTTTCTACGGTGAGGAGGAGTCGAAGAGCTTCTTCCAGCACACCAGTGATGAAGGCTTTATCATCCAGCCTGAGAAGTGCGTGAAAAGCAAGTTTAGCATTCTGGCGTTCAGAAAAGCTCAGAATTGCTTTCGCGCTCTTGGCCCCGACAAATACGATCGCATGCTTCGGCTGTTGAGAGACACCTGGGGTGGCGAGAGGTGGTCCTTGACTGCGAAGATGCTTGGTGGCATGGCATCGCTGCTCGCCACCTATGGCGACAAGCTGGATGACCGAGTGTTTGTAAACCAGTTGAGCTGCGTGACCGAGATGGAGATCAAGATGGAGGTCAGGCGCTTCTTCATGGAGAAGACAAGCGTGGCCTATGCGTCCGCTATGGTGAATTTCTACAACAGGGGTCGTCGCAAAGGGAAACTGCGTCAGGCTCAGCTGGTGAGTGATGATGACTCAGACTGAGAGGGTAGGACATGGAGTACCTTCAAGAGAACTGGGAAAACCTGGCTAACGCCATCATAATAAGGGCGGTGAAGGATTATGCCAATGCATACCGGCATTTTCTTCGCCACCCGAAGAACAAAGCTGCCCAGAAGGAGGTGAAGAAGCTGGAGCAGTTTTTCTTTAGCAATTGGTATGCAGCACTGACTGATGTTGATCCGAGCTATCTGTTGAACCGACTGAAGGAGGGAATTGAAACTGGTAAGCTGGAGCTACCTGGATAAGCGGGACGCCACGATCAAGGCGCTGAAGGACTACGACACCATGAGATTCATCATTGAGAATACCAGTGATGAGATCAAGCGGGTCGAGGACAAGACTACGTCCGTTGGTGTCCCTCTTTACGACGAACATGTTAGGAGCGGTAATGTCCATTCCGGCGAGGATGCGATGGTGAACGCCATCGAAGAGATCGACACCCTGAAAGAGCGCTACCGTCAGGCGCTGGAATACATGGGGTGGTTCGAGCCCGCATGGAAGCAGCTCAGTGAGGATGAGCAGAGTCTTTTGGAGGCAGTTTATCTTGAGGATATGACCCGTCCAGAGATCTGTGATCGTCTGGGTTATGAGAAGGATGCATATTACAAGAGAAGGAATAGAGCATTGACGCATCTTTCAACCCTGCTTTATGGTGTGCTGTAGGGAATGTCCAAAAATGCAGACACATCTACTTGCAAAATGTGATATATTCATATCATGAAATAGCGGGCACGAAGCCCGCGAGGGCGAGGAGTCTGTGAGGTGACCACGGGCTCCTTTTCCGATGGATGTGCCACGCCATGGCAAATGTCCAAAAATGCAGACACATCTACTTGCAAAATGTGATATATTCATATCATGAAATAGCGGGCGCGGAGCCCGCGAGGGCGAGGAGTCTGTGAAAACAGGCTCCTTTTCCGATGGGTGATTATATCGCAACCCGTACTTCAAAAACCGCTGAGGGCATCCGACAGGCTGATCGGTGTACCGATGTGAGATTTTGGGTACAAACCGACAGTACAACATTTCAAAGCGCGGGCGACAAAGCCCGCAAAGGCAAGGAGTCTGTGAAAACAGGCTCCTTTTTGATTGGAGGGATGATTTTGTTAGAAACCAATACCAGGCAGGAGCTTGACACGCGACAGCGTGTTGGGCGGCATACCCCGCATCGCATGGAAGTCTGGCTGATCAAAATTGATCGGGAAAGGGAGAGCCCCTTTCTACGCTCCGGCTACTTTCCGGCTGTGGTCGTGAGCAATGAAAAGTCAAATATCAACAGCGATGTGGTCATCGTGGCGCCCGCCAGAACCTCGCCGAGACGGCTTGACCTTCCTTCGCACGTTTGGCTGACGTGCGAGAACAATCCGTCCTTGGAAAGGGACATGACCATGCTGGCCGAGCAGATGACCTCTATCGACAAGCGGAGCCTTGTCAAGCAACTCGGCAAAGTGACCAGCGAAGAGGACATCGAGAAGGTCGAGATAGCTGTCCTGAAACAGCTCGGTTTCGAGGTGGAGGAATGAACTACGCATTTGTGTTGATGGTGGCATTCATTGTGCTGATCTGGGCCACCAGCGCACCGCCACCCAGGAATCCGTGACCCAAGCCCTTCTGCTGCTCGGGTGGGAGCGGAAACGCTCTCGCCCAGCGGCGGTCTTTAACAACGGCTAAAGCAGTTCGAACCAACAGCATTTGGCGAGCTGGTTTAACCAACAGCATTTGAGGAGGTGCAATATGCACATTATCACCTGTGAACAGGTTTCCAACGGCCATCCGGACAAGATCTGCGACCAGATCGCAGATGCCATTGTCACGGATGTGCTCGTCCATGATCCAAAGGCCCGTGTGGCAGCAGAGGTTCTAATCAAGGGCAACGTCATAATCATTGCCGGGGAGATCACATCTTCCTACACCCCCGATTATCAGGAGTTGGTGAGGGAAGTCTTCCGGCGGATCGGAGTGGATCGCCTGGGCTATGATCCTGACATCTTTGATGTTGGCATTCTCATGGACCGTCAGAGCCCGGACATTGCACTGGGTGTGGACAAGGGCGGCGCCGGCGACCAGGGCATGATGTATGGCTATGCCACGAACGAGACGCCGGAACTGCTGCCGATTCCTTATGTGTTGGCTACGGACTTCCTGCGGATTCTTGAGAAGCATCCCAGCCACATGTTCCGCGCCGATGCGAAGGCCCAAGTCAGCTTTGATTACGACAGCGGCCGCATCACCACCTTCCTTTGCTCCGTCCAGCACAGTCCGGATGTGGAGCCCGGTGACTTCCGTCACGTCATCGAGTCAATGATGGTGCTGACCGCCGCGAGGCTCGGTCTGAACACCGACTTTGAAAAGCTGGTGAATCCGACCGGTCGCTTCGTTATCGGAGGACCCTTTGCTGACTGCGGCGTGACCGGCCGGAAGCTGGCGTGTGACACATATGGAAGCGTGGGTCACATCGGGGGCGGAAGTTGCTCGGGAAAGGATGCCTCGAAGGTCGACCGCAGCGGAGCCTACATCGCCAGGAAGATTGCTCGGGACATTGTGATGGCCGGCTATGCAGACAAATGCGAGGTCCAGATCGCCTACGCCATCGGTGTGGCTGAGCCGGTTTCCGTCCATGTGGACTGCTTCGGTACCGAGAAGCAGAGCCAGGAATTCCTGGAGGGGTACATCCGGGACAACTACGACCTGACGCCGAGGGGGATTATCAACTCCCTCCATCTGCTGGATGTGGACTACAACAAGGTTTCCAGCTACGGTCACTTCGGTAAGCCCGGACTTCCCTGGGAGATGTGAACGATGCTCCGCACCACGATCACGCTCAGCCAGGA